GTAAGATCAACCAGTAATGGTGTACGTTCTGCCTTTATAGTTTCAAACTCTGCAAGTGAACTAGAGATCTGATCTCTATTCACACCTCGCATGTACCACTTCCTCCAAGACTCTGACCATGCATTAACCTCTGGTGTCAGGTGTCTGAATACTAAACAGTTTATACTATGGTTGTAGTCTGCTGCTCTCATACCCTGACTAGCAACGTTCCTACTAAAATCTAGGCACTCTTTATATGTACTGAACCCATTATAATATAACTTGGCAAACTCTTCTATAATAGTTCTCTTCTCTGGATGCTGCTGAAGCACCAGTTCTTTACGATAACTAAAAACATTCTTGAAGTAATCTACTATATGTCTGGTGATAGTATAAGATGCATCAACCCACATAGTATACTCACCTGCCTTCAAGAAATGATGAGGCAGATGCTTTGGTAAATATGATCTCCTAACAGGACATTTAATATCTGATTCTAACTTAACAAACTTCCACTTACCCTTCTTCTTTATCTCACCATCATAAAAACAAACATACTGTATACCAGGGTGATAGAAATTGTCATCAGATATTTCATCGTACCCGTTGGTTATACAGGTGTAGATGATCACGCTTCAGATAGTACCTTCGATGTAACATTACCTGGTTCCCTTAAGAACCAACCAGTAGCAATATATTTAGGGGTGTCACCTACAAGAAATCCACCTCTATGCATGTGTGTATATGCAGCAGGCCACAGTACTACAGTACCTTCCGATGGATGTATTGCTTTCTTCTGGTATAGGAACTCAGTAGCACCACCTTGCTCTGGTTTTATATCATTAAGATATACCATCCATGTTAATACTCTATCTCTATACATGAACACACCATCTTCACAGTGCCACTTGTGATATCCACCACCTGCTTCTGTCTTTTGCACCTTGGTAGTCCAAGAGGACACAGGGTCATTGTCTTGTGTCAATCCATTGTAGACACTGACATACTGTTCAAAGCACTGTCCGATATAACCATTTAACTTCATAGACAATGGTAAGTCAACAGTTTCAAGGAACAATTGACTGTCCTTTCTCTGCATACTACCTTCACCTTTGAACTGTTTACCGCCATCATTAAATGAGTGCTCATGTATCTCATACTTTTTCAGAGACCATGTTTCAAAGGATTCTATTAAGTCTCTGCACAAGTCTGCTGGTACATGGTTGTGGAAGACACCAATGTGATCAATTAATTCCATACGTTTGCGTAAATTTCAATAGAGTTGTCTTCCATCTCCCACTCTTCCTTGACTTGGTATCCCAAATCCTCAATGGTATGATGTACTGACATTCTAGCATACTGTTGAGTAATTTTCTCAAGAAATCTTATAGGTGGAAGCATCTGTTGCCATGTCTGCATGTCAGCAAGAAGTTCATAGATTTCTGTGCTTTCATTGTATCTAAACCCTGCATCTTTAGCAATACATATGTCAGCAATCTGAACTGGGTGGTTCTCAGCATGACTTGGATTGTTAATTACAAGTTCTTGATTCTCTTTTACATCAATCGATAGAAGTTCTAGTACCTCCAGTAGGATATCTTTATCCCTGATCTGTGTTTTGATTGTTGTGAAGTGTGACATCTGTTGTTTGTCTGTAGTACTCTGGTTTAAGTTTCCTTGACTGGACTTCTCCTAGTCTATTCTCTATCTCTTCGGTGAGTTTGATACACTCAGCATTTTCACCATTAATAACTTCCTCAAAGATAGTACCATCCTGACGAATAGTAAACTTAATTGTCCTTTCTTTTGCCATGATTTTTATTCCTGATAATTATACAGTTGTTTTCAAAGTCGGCTTTGAATTCCAAAGGGTCATCATGGTTCCAACATAACTCACCATACAGTGCGTTGAGTGTGGACATGTCTTCGTATAGATCAGTTGGAGGTTCCATTCTGTGCTTGGTTAAGGTATACTTGTGGTGGAATTCTCCCGACATATTCATCGAGTTCCATGAGTTGATCAATCTTTTGATCTTGTCCTTGCTGTATCCAAAAGTCAGCTAAAGCATTACGACTGTCCTTGTGGAAAATGTCAATGTGTTCTTCATGTATAGCAGAACCCATGTCTAACCTATAGTTAAACAATGGAGTAGCATAACCTTTACCGCTATCAAGTATCAAATCTTCCGACACTGCACGTGGTCGGATGTTCTGATCTATCTTCCATGCTGAGCCACGATTATGTAACCGAAGTAACTTAGTGGCATGATGTCTTGTAATTATATAGCAAGCAGCAGAGAAGTCATTGACAAAGCGATGATGTAACTTAAGTGTTATACCATTAGGATTAATTATAGTAAACTGGCATGTATCAAAGTTGATAGGTAAGCGTTTCCTAACTTGTTTCCATGTGAATCCCCATGACTTAGCAGGTGTAAGGTCAACATCATCTTCCATGATGACAACCTCATCTAAGTCAGTCTCTTCTACAAAGTATCTGATAGCACTAAGATGAGATATCACACATGCTATCTCACCTGAGTTCATACTAGGTGGAACAGATCCTTTAAGGTATGACGTTGGGTCGTCTTCCTTACCATCTATACCTGGAATTCTATGGTGATCAGTGATACCCCAATAGGAAAACTGATCCTCCATATACTTCTTACGATCAGGGAACCTGTCTAGATTAATCCATAATACATTAGGGAATCCAGCAAGTTTATTAAGAGATTTATTTTTATCCAAGTGTCTCCTCCCACATTGCTTCATATATTTCTGGGTCTATTTCAGTTGGATCTTCATACTCACCACCAATTATACAACGATCTTTCATATACTGTTGTGTCTGACAGTACTTCAATAGTTCTTTAGGTTTTAATTTAATAAGTTTCTCATACAGTTTCTTATTACTTTCTATGTGTGGGTTGTTGAACCATGAATTAGATGTACGTTCATGTTCTAGATGCCATACCATATCATCTATACGATATACCTTAGACAATCTACTCAACCTTTGGAACCTTTCATCATCTTCATATCCATATGCTTTGAAGTGCTCTATCTCCATACCAAGTCTAATATACTCTTCCCTATCACAGAACTGAACGAATCCAAACTTAGCATCCCACTGTCTTTTGTTTGTAAATGCTAGGAAGTTAAAGTTACTATTAATAAACTCAGTTACCTGTTCATCACTTGCTTGAACTTGGAACTGATAGTTACCCATACCATATGGATAAACAAAACTAGCAGTGCCATCCCTTATGACCTGACATGCCTGACTGTATACATTCTTAGGTAATAAGATATCTGTGTCATAGTTAACAACTATATCTGTATCAGCCTTCATCGTCATGTCATTGAGCATGCGAGTACGATGGAACATGTACTCCTCAGTCTCCTCGTACATATAATTTAAGTTCTTTAAATTAAATGCTGGTACTGATTGCTCTAGTACTGGTAAGACATTCTCTTTGAACGTAGGGTTACTATCATTCTCTAGCACCATCACGTTGGTATTAAAACCACGTAACAGATAAGTTATAACTGTAATAGCATTCCTCATCCTATCCTGAGTCTCAATCCTCAGTGGAATCATAAACGTAGTATCCTTTAGATCTACGTACTCTTGCTCAACCCATTCAAGTTTTTCCATTAGATTAACTCCCAGTTATCACAGTATAAGTCAGACGTGTCATGGTTCTTTGTGTACCCTGTACCAAACCACTTCTTAGGTGCAATGATTTTCTTGTTTGGGTTCTCACTTAACCATGAACCCCACCATGAGAATGATGAGTTAGCAATGATGAAGTCATTACACATAGACATCATGCACAAGTCTGCAAGATTATCTCCACCTTCTGATACAAGGAACCTGTCATCAGGGAACTCATTAGTACACCATTCAGGATCGTCAGAAAAAACAATAACAGTACGGGAAGAATCGAACTTCTCCAGTGCAGCATCATAGTATTCCTTTGGACAAGGGGGATGATTATCTGAGTTAGTTATATAGTCACCACGTCTGACATGTAAAGAGATAGGATCCTTTACAGTATCCATCATCTGCTTACAAGGTCCATGTATATCATTCTTGAATGTAAAGTCTTCACGTATGTCATCTTCTATATGTTCAAACCATCTTGTACTCTGTAGATATCCATACACATTATGATTGTCAGGCATGTTCTCAAACAACTGCTCATCAAAATGAAAGAACCTTTCCTGTACGTATGCACCAGGTAAGGTTCTGATATCAGTAAGACCTGTTAACTTAAATGCTTCAAAGAGTTGATGATCATTCCATGGATCTTTAAAATCACTTGGTGGAATACAAAAATCATATCCTTTATGTGCTGCTATGCCACGGAGTCCAGCATACTGAAACATCTGGTTACCCAGTCTTCCATGTCTGCCTAGATGATTAAACCCGATTGTCATGTTTCTCTTTTAAATAAAGTTTTTCTTCAGGTAGTAGATGATCGTAGGATCTTTGAGTTTGATTCTTATGTTCCCTGTTAGAGATATGATAGTCCTTTAGTAGTACTGGTTCACCATACTTATACAGTCTGTAATACATGTCACAGTCCATAAGCATAACAAGTTTCTCATCAAAGTATTCATCAAGACCTTTTCTTAATGCAAGGATAGAAGGAGAACTTAGTGTGTTAACACCTTCTAACAACTTATCATTCCAGACAGGATGCTTTGGATTGTAATGAGTTGTACCATTATCTAGGGTGTGTGCAAAACCTGTTACCGCCCAGTCTACACCAGGTTTAAATGCTTTGTCAAGTTCCTCTACTAGGTTCTTAGTTAGTATAAAATCATCTTGAAATACTACCTTGAGGATGTCACCATCTCCATGACGTAATGCATTGTTAGTATTAGCAGAAATATTCCCCAAGCTATCTTGGTTATGAACGTAGTTGATTTGTAAGACATCTGAATACTCTTCACATGCCTGATAAACATTTCCATAGGGGTCCTTTGAATGATCTGAAATCCATACATTAAAATCTTTATTAGTTTGCTGACTTAATGCATAGAATATGTCGAAGAGATACTGCTTCGCCTTACCTTTAGATTCATAGGTAGGAATACAAAAAGAAACTCGTGTCATATTTTAGGTATCTCTAACCGTGATAATAATGGTATCACATTATTCTCTACTTTGTCAGCAATCTTATCTACTATGCTGATATCAATATCTAAAAATGGTGGGATGATACCAAGCAATCTTAGTGTACCATCAAGGAATAATGCAAGGCAAGTGAATCCGAGTATCATACTAATGATAGTAGCATCCCTGTTATGCTTACGCATAGACTCTTCATCTATACGTCTTGCTTCTTCAAGGGCAGCAGCAATCATTTCATCTACTTCTTTCTTAGTATAGAATCCACCTATACCAGGTATGTCATGTATGTTTGGAGTCATAAGTCTAATAGTAGTTCATATGCTTCACAGTCTGCATGTCTCAGTGTATCACGTGTAACTTTATTTACTGACTTATGTATGTACCACTCTTCCATAGTGCAGTTACTATTCCTAAGATTGGTTCCAACACGGTCATAGTCATGCTGTTCAAATATATCTCGATGTGCAAATATATCTCCCCACTGCCTGTAAGCATCATGCTCATAGGTAATACAGTTAAAAGATAGTTTATCGAATGGAAACTTCTTCAAGCATTCTAATGTAATCTCTGGTGGTTCAAGATCAAATGATAGGTAGTCCATGTGGTGTGGTAAACCTAGTTCATCTACTGTAGCAACATAATCAAACTCTAATGCATCAGCCTGATACATTGGTGTCAGTGGTCTTACAGGCATACCATACTTGTCCATCCACATACCAGCAAGTTCTTTATCTAACTCAATAGAGAATCCTTCCCACTCATAGTTCTTCTCAAGGAGCCATGTGTTGTTACCTATGAATGGTTGAGCACCACCTATCTCTATGAATGTACCATGATCCTTTGCATCATTAACACATAGTGCAAAGATGTCTTGCCATACCTGTGAATAGTTTTTTCTAATACGTTTAAGTCCTTCAGGTGCTACACGTAGGAACCCGAAGTCTTTAGCAATGTAATTAGTCTGACCTGATCCGTTTAACGGCATTGGATTTCACGTCCTCAATAATAAATCTGGTTAACCTAGGGACAACATCGTTGTCACTGTGGAATTTCTTAGCGACTTGGTAATTGTCCTCTATCGCTTCCTTCCTACTATTATAGTAGTCTTCATTGATAGTGTCAAATATAGTATTGAGATCCTTAACATCAGAAAATGTTATGACTCCATCCATATTAAAGAAAGAAGATAGGTTAGGACATCCATAGTAGATAGGTATAGTCTTACTAGCAAAGCAATCTATAATTTTCTCTGTGAAATAATTTTTCTGTCTTGAGTTCTCTGCTGCTATATGGAACATAGCACTCTCAAAGAAATCATTTCTCCTTTCATGGAATGGTGGTGAGATATGCTGGTATATCTCTAGTCCATGCTTTGTCTCATCAACAGGTGCTAGTGCTTCATGTATTGCTAGACGTAACTGATGACCAGGTGTCTGAATCTTACTGCTAGTAACGAAAGTTA